ATAAGTCCCCAACCTTTATTTACTTCTTGTGTTCCCATGTTTATGATGTCTCTCTTTCTATACACCTTTCCGTTTCTACTAGCTCTCATCATAGCTATACAGAATGGTCTTGAGTTACCTTTACTGTATTGTTCAGCGTATTCGTATCTTACCTTGTAAAGATTAAAGTCCTTATCTATACCATCTTGATTATGTTCGTCATCAGGTTCCTCAGCGTTTGGATAAGCTCTACCAGTACCTACTAGTTCAACTCTATGTAATTCGTTTAGAGTACTTTCAAAATCAAAGTCCTCATGTTCATCTGTAACATCCTCCTCATCTACTAGTTCATAATCGTCTCCTATAACCTCACCATATTCTGATATTAGTTTATCTAGTAAAGTTTCCTCTGAAAGTTTAGAGTATTCGTCATCACTTACCATTTCATCACTCTCTAGTGGTTTCAATCCTAATTCCTCTCTGATTTCATCTTGAGTCATTACTTCCTTCATGTCCTCTAGAGTGAATTTACTTGTTACAGGTTTGTTTTGAATGAATTGTAGTGGAAGGTTAATGTTATTGATAACTAACACCTTTTCTATGGTTTTTAAGATGTGTTTTTGGTAAGGTTTGATTACAGTATTAAGATAAACCTCAAAAGCTTGATTTAACTCATCTGCATTGTTCCCTAGACCTGTATTGTTCTTTATTCCCATTAGCATAGGACTTGTTACCCTGTGTCCTGTAAGAATATTCTGTACTAAAAGTTCTTGTAAAGCTAGATATTGTTTATCAGCGTTACTGACTGCTATTGGCGTAATTTCAGGGGTTCTGTTTTTATCGTCACTAAATGTAAGAACAAATTTACCACTAGCAGCTGCTCCTGTAAATTTCTTAGCAAGACTACTTTCTATTTTCATACGCTCCTCCATACTAGGAACACCATTAGCAAAGGATATAAAATAACTACCACTAAACCCGTTACAGATATTTGATAAGTGAAACTCTGATACCTTCTGGTCTATAAGTGCCCAGTTACAAGAAGCTACATAATCAGGAGTGTAGTACAATTCCATGTTAGGACTGTAGTTACCTGTATATATCATTTGTGAAGGACTTGTTCTATCATTTAGATTAAAGGCTTGTACCTCTCTTGGAGGATTTTTTCTCATGTTACTCCAGTCGCTTGATATCCAGTAACTCTCTACAACTCCTAGTTCGTTTGGCTTACCTACTCTAATTTTCTCTACTGGTACGTGGTACATTTCTACTACCTCTGTACGTTCTTGGTTCCAAATAATGTTTAAAGCATAAGCTCCATGTAACTTGTAGTCAAAAGATAACTTCCTTACAACATCATGCAAACTTTCTTTTCCATTACAAGAATGTAAAAATTTAGTTAGTCCCACATAAGTATCTAGTGAGTCTGGGTCTTCATCTATTACTATTCCTTCACCAGCGATCATTTCACTTGTAGCGTTTATGATAGCAGCGTGAGTACTTGAGTGATAGTAAAGGTCTATTAAAAATTGAGGGTACCTGTTTCTGTATTCGTCTGTACCAAATTCTATCCAGTTCTTTCCAACGGCTTCTACAACCTTTGGAGACGTTTGTGTTTCTAGATTTACTGATAGTATGTTCTCCATTATCCTATATTTACTGATTTTAGATGTAACGATACATTTTTTGCTAGTTCATCTGAATATACCTTATTCACTATTATAAACTCATATACTACTCCAGTGAAAAAGTTAGTTACTCCACCACCTGAATTTCTTGCTCCTAGTCCGTCAATAAGAAAATCACCTTCAGAAACTGCTGTGTCGGTTTGTTTTAGTCCATCTAACCATATACGTATGTTATTGCTTTCGTCTCTACCTACAACCATATTATGTGTAGTATCGTCCTCAAATACAGTAGCTTCATCCATATCTATACTCTTTTGACTACCTGATGTTTTTACTCCTATTGTATTAGTATCGTTTATTCTGATAAAATTATTAGCTGCGTCCATATCACCTGTAACTACATCGTTTGTTACTGATGAGTCTGTTATAGTAAATTTTATACCTACTACGAACTCATCTGTTAGTGTAAATTGGTCACCTCCCATGTAATTATCAGTTCCATCAAAAATAACCCCGTGTTCAGTAGCGTCTGCTTCTGAAAATGAAGGTTTATAATTTGTTGTTGATTGAGCAAAGTTCTTATTAGAACCCGATACATTAGTCCTCCATTGACTAACTAACCCTCCAGATACTGTAATACCTGTATTATAAGCTAACCATAATTCTAAGTTATTACTAGCTACTAGCGTAGGGTTCCATACTTTTGGTGATAGTTTCATTTACAGAGTATTGTTCTTGTATATGATTGCTAATCCACTAGAAATAGTGATAGCTGTTATGTTTATGTATAAAGTAGTTCCTGCTGGGTAGGTCAGATGCAGACCTGAGTCTGTACCTGATACAGTAGCTCCAGTATCTAAATTAGTAACTACTGTTTGTACTGGGAAATGAACTGCGTAACAATCTTTACCTGTAACCGCTCCTGTTCCTGATACTACTATTTCACTACTACCTCTACCTAATTGGTAACCTAATAGTTCTTGTGTTGAGTCTGCCATATTCTTGTTTTAATCTGTGTATAAATAATTAGTTGATGACGCTTCTGTATGCGTCGTATATTTTATCTGTTCTGAACCTGAAGTTTCTGTAATAAATAACTTACCTCTATGTACTAGTCCTTGTACTACCCCGTTTGCGTTATCTACTGTTAATACCTCTGTTTCACTGTTTGGAGCGTTTGTGTCGTTTATTGCCACTGTTCCTAACCAGCTTACCTCATATACCTCGTACTTCCAATATCCAAAAGGCTTGAAGTTAATAGCACTAAATACGTTATCTGTAGTGTTATGTGAGAACGTGTATTTTACGTACCTATCATTATGTATGTTTTTAGCTCCATAAACATACTTTACATTACCTGTCATATCGTTAGTGAATTTGAAAAGGTGGTAAATATTATCCTTACCAACACTAGTGTGTATTCTACTTTCCTCTAAGCTTAGATAGGCTATTACATTACTTCCATAAACTCCGTGTATCATACTAGTATATAGAAAATCAGAGGTTTTATTTTTGTTTCTCTGTTTCCTTTACAGGTTTGTTCTTTGTGAAGTATTTTTCAACTCCTAGTGTTTCTACATCACTTGATTTTACGTTATCAAGTATTACTTGTCGTCCCGTCATTGTTAGTACAAGACCTTTGTATTTTGTTTTTAGTTTATACATAATTTAAGATTTAGTGAAAAAAAAGGGGTAGCTACTGCCACCCCTCTTAATACATATGAATACAAAACCAATTAAGGTTTTAAGAAGTTTGTATTGCGTTGAAAGTAAATGCTCCGTTATCAAGTGGAGTAGTTGTATAGTCAGCTACTAGTTGCATTGGATTAGGCTCCTGAGCTTCAAAAGTCCAGTCGTACCCGTTCATGTCCCCTAGTGCAACACCAGAAGCGTTTGTTCCTGATGTTAATTCCATACCATTATCCAAACCACATGCTAAGATTACATTCTTACCTGTAGAGTTTAACTCATTTAGTTCTACAAATATTACTAATCTTTGTGAGCCTAGTAACTTGATTTCATTCTGGTCTTCCTTTGTAAGTTTGTGTAACTTGATATTTACTGATTGTGTGTAGAAAATAGTCCCATTTTCGCTTGAAGCGTTAATAGTTTCTGTAACACCAGCTGTACCTCTTTTTAGTAAGTACTTGTAAATATCGTCAGAACCACCCAAATCAAAATCAGTAACCTCACCACTAGCAGAAACGTAACTAGTTAATTCGTCATGTTGAGCTAGGTATATTGCCTTTACTCCACCAACTGTATCTCTACAAGTTATGTTTCTTCCTTTTGTTAAATTACATGCCATGTTTTATAGTTTTAAAGGTTAATAATTAGTCCATTCTTACAATGTCACCACCTTGTGCATGTTGTGTCCCTCCTGAGAATTTAGCAACTACTCTTACATTATCTGACCCGTCTAAAGTACTCATGTCTAACATTTTGATTTCTGTTTGGTCACTTACTAAGTCTGTACCAAAGAATAAGTTAGATTGTTGTGCAGCACACATTTTGTTGTCTATCATACCTGGACAAACAGCAATCTTAATACCATTAAACATTGGCTTGAACCCGTCACCCATGTTGTAAAGTCTTTCATAACCTGCAGCTGCTTGATTTTGTAAGTATAATCTGTAAGAAGCAACCGACATGTAAATGTATAAATCCTCTTTAGTATAAACTGCTGAAGGTATAGCTGCTACAATAGCGTTCAAATCATCATCTATAGATGTCGCTGTGTATGCTGCACCTGCTCCACCTGAATTATCAGCTTCTACAATTGCTGAGTCGTTTTCAAAGTGTCCGTTACCTGCATGCATGAAACCTGTAAATTCACCTGAACCTGTGTTAGCTCCAGCCCATATTTTTGACTCTACATGGTCAGCAATAGTGTCTGATAAGTGGCTCATTACAAAAGCTGCAAAGTCA